ATTTCCTGTTGAAGCTATACTAGACATCCTCATTGTCACTGATACTATTCTACCATCGTAAGGAGCTACCATAGCTGCTTCCTCTTGGTATATTGTAGTTTGTTCATCTGTATCTCTCCAAGGCAGGTAGTGTTTATCTGTACCTAAATCGTCTATAAATGATTGTTGGTATATTTGTCTTTGCTTACCTGTTATTATACCAGGAAATGTAGCGTTACCTACCTCATCTATTCTTCCTATCTCTACGGTTCTAGATCTAAATAACACAATACTATCTGTTTCATCTCCATCATTATCTATGGTAATAGTTATATCTCCATCAGATGTTATTGATACGTCAGTATCAGTTGAACCTGCTACACCCAGAGCTGTTGTTGCTGTAGCAGCATTGCCATCAATTGAGCCTGAAATTGTATTGCTAAAAGTTTTAGTTCCACTAAAAGTTTGAGTACCACTTAGATGTGCAGTATTAGAGCTTAAATAAGCATCTGCTATAACAGTACCTTCCCAAGTACCAGTATCAATAGTCCCTACTGTTGTTATAGCAAGACCATTAATATCAGCTTGAGTTTGATCTGCTGTAGCCCCTGATTCAATACCATCAAGTTTATCATGGTGTGCAATAGACATAAGACCTTCTGCCGATCCTGTAGCCTCTGAGTAAGTGGTGTTAGTATCTGTAGCTGCAAGATCTATTGTTCCGTCAGCATCTTGATAAGTAACTGTAATATTGGTTTCAGTGTTACCACTAAACATTGCACCAACAATGTCCTGAACTTGTTCAGTGGTTAATGTAGCTCCACTAGAACTAAGTTCAATTTCTGAAACCTCGTTGCTTTTGTAGTATAGTTTACCGTCTGAAGATTTGATATATATAACACCCCCATCTTTATCTATAGGTGTTGCTGGGACGCTAGCAGATTCCTTTACCCTTAGTTTATCTGCTTTAACATCTCCATAAAAATCGAAAAGGCTACGTTGTAGTAGCCCTTTCTTAAATACCTTCATTACCCTGGCACCGTAATCAGTGACTACCTCGCCTATGGATTTTTTAAGAGGTGATTTCATTTAGATTAATTTATTTCTTTTTCATTTTAGCACCGTACATTGCTTTTACTTTTGATCCATGTTTAGCGTAACCCATTTTGTTTCGTACACTTGTTGGTAGTTTAGATAAACCTTTAGCATCCGCTGGAACTTCTTTTAACGCTCCACCTTTTTTGTACATAGACATCTTCTTTTTATCCATAGATGCTCCACCCATTGCTTTCTTTTTCATACTAGCACCATACATTGCTTCGCCTTTTAATTTAGTGTTATACGATTTACCTCTCCACTCGAATCTTTTTTGTCCTGCTTTTCTAGCAGCAGCAAACGCTTGATTAAAATTCATGTCTGCAGTTTTGTCAAGTGTAGGTATTTTAGTTTTTAGTGGTGAAATTACCTTTGAAGTCTTAGAAGGCATTTCAATTTTTCTTGAAGTTTGCTGAAGAGGTCCTTGTTTTTTAAGATTTTTACTTTCTTGGCGATCTGCTTTTCTAGCTCTAGCTTTAGCCCCAGCAAAATTTAATCTCTTTTCAAGTTTTGAAGTCCCAGGCATAGAAGCTATCGTAGATTTTTTAACAGCTCTATTTGATTTTCTTAAAGATTTTTTTTCAGCTTTTTCTTCTTTTCTCTTACCTCTCTTCTCTTGCCTCTCAGCTGTTTTTACTCTAGACTTAGCTCCAAGATAATTTAATTTTTTTTCAAGTTTTGAAGTTCCAGGCATTGATCTTATTACTGCCTTTTTAGCTTCTTTAGCTACCTGTTTTTTATTTTTTTCTTCGTTTTTCTTGTACTTCTTGCTTTCCTTGTTAGCCTTTGATTTATTAATTTTTCTTATTAATAATTTTGATAACAAATTTGATCCAGGTAGTTTATCTTTTTTTTCTTTTGCAGATTCTGCCATTTTTACAATATTTCTGTCCCCTCAAGGACGTTATAAAATTTATTTACTAACCTATTAGTCTTATTAGTCACTCTATATTGATTTGGTAAATGACTAGACTTATGTGGCTGGTCAAAAACAAATATATAATCTCTTTTTACTAGTTCGGGAAACATCCTATCTGTAAATTGTTTACTAACGTGCATATTTTCCCTTATAAACCTCTTAGTAAAAGATCCTTTCTCGTCATTTATAAAGAGAAGGAATCTCATTTGATTATCCGTAAGGTCGTACTTTCTTTGAAAGGAGTACAAGGTATCACTAAGATACTTCAGGTAATTCCTCATTAGCTTAGATTAAATTAGCTCAAAGATAATAATTTTATTATAATTAAAAAATTATCCTTACATTTGCGTATAAAATAAAAAATTTAAAATAAAATATTATGGCTTTATCAGGAGCAAAATACGAAATGGCTCAATTAGGTCAGTTCGGTTCAATATTTACAGATGGCACAGGAGCTGTTGCAGTACCTACAGATTATGTAATATGTGCTATTACAGTTTTAGCTGCAGCTACATTCACAGAATTAACAGTAGAAGATAGTGCAACAACAACTATGTTTGCTACAGGAGATGGTGCTGCTCACAATGAAAGTTCTGCAACAGCTGACCAAGGTTCTGGTGGTTTAGTAATAGCAGATGATGACTCTTTTCCTGCTGGAATAACTATATATGGTAGATATACAGGTTTTACATTAGCAGGAGGCTCTGTAATAGCTTATCTAGCACCAAAACATTAAAATTATGCCACTAGGATTAGGCATATGTTACCCTCAAATAGATCCAGACACTTTTGACGAGTCTTTCTCTGAAGAGTTTGGAGGTTAAATAATTATATATAATGGCAAAAGGAAATTACACAGATTCAACAACGAAATCAGGATACAGAAGTTTAGTTAGAGACCAGTCTTTAACAAAAGTTACTGTAGCGTCAAACGAAAAAAGAGATAGAGCAGAACTTCTTGATATGGTTGAGGAGTTGTTTGAACCAACAATAGGTGGTATAACTTCAGAAAAACTTAGAGCATTTTGTCATATACTAGTAAAGTCAGTAAATAACGCTAGTGATGATATAGTTGAATTAGACTCTAATAGTACAGGTAATTCTTTACCAACGTCAGATCCTGGAGTTGCTGGAAAATTATGGAACGATAGAGGAACTGTAAAAGTATCTAGATAATGGAAATATTTAAAAATGATAACGCCTGGAACGAGAAAGCTATCGTAGGGTTTATAGCCTTTACTATAATGTGCCTTATAATGGTGGCTGACCTTGTTACTGGCTGGGTTGGGACAGACCTAGTAATAAATGAATTTGTATACGACTCCTTTGTTTGGGTAGTACTTGGCTGCTTTGGAATATCTGGAGTAGAAAAATTTGCTAAAAAATAAAATTATGGCTAAAGCAGTTAAGAAATCAAAGGGTCTAACAGATAGACAAAAGGCAACTATGAAGAAACACTCAGTTCATCATACTGCTAAACACATGGCTTCTATGAAGAAAGCTATGCTATCTGGAAAGACCTTTACTCAAGCTCATAAAATAGCAATGAAACAAGTTGGGAAGTAATGCATAAAGGTTGTACTTGCAAAGCTGTAAAGCGAAAGAAAAAAGGTAAGAATGTTAAGACCATGAAGAAAGGTGGCTCTGTAAAAGACGCTTGTTACCATAAAGTAAAAGCAAGTTACAAAGTATTCCCTAGTGCTTACGCCTCTGGTGCTATAGCTAAATGTAGAAAGAAAAGAGGGTAACCTATGGCTATAAGAAAAACAAAAGCAGGGTTAAACCTTAAAAGATGGTTTAAAGAAGACTGGCAGACACCTAAAGGTAAGAAAGATTATAAAGGTGGAGAGAACACGTTTCGACCTACTAAAAAGATTAGCAAAGAGACTCCCTCAACTTGGAGTGAAGTTACACCAGCAGAGAAGAAAAGAGCTCAAGCTGAGAAAAATACTAAAGGAAGAGTATCTAGATATAAAAAAGTGAAAGCAGTAAAGAAAGCAAAAAAGGGAATGGGTATAAAGACTAGTATTAAGTCTGGTAACTTTAGACCAACTAAGTCTGGAGCTGGAATGACACAGAAAGGTGTTAAGGCTTACAGGCGTGCAAACCCTGGTAGTAAACTTAAAACTGCTGTAACTGGTAAAGTAAAACCTGGTAGTAAGTCAGCCAACAGGCGTAAATCATATTGTGCTAGATCTCTAGGTCAATTAAAACGTAGCAGTCAAAAGACTCAAAATGATCCTAACTCAAGAATCCGACAAGCACGAAGACGATGGAAATGTTAAAAAAATTAAGTTACCTACTATTATTTATTACTATTAACGCATTCTCTCAAGACAGTGTTGTAGATTGTTTTGGAACACCATCACCAGCAAACTGGATTGGAGATGGTTTCTGTGATGATGGTTCTTATACCTGGAACGGAAATCCTATAGACTTTAATTGCGAAGAGTTTGGTTATGACGCAGGTGACTGCCCTATACCAATAGATGAGTCTATAGTTTATGGGTGTACAGATTCAGAAGCTCCTAACTTCAATCCTTGGGCAACCACCAATGATGATAGCTGTGTAGGTATTAGTTGTTCTAATGGAGAGGTTAAAATGATTTTTGAACTTACCTTAGATCAATACCCTAGCGAAACAGGATGGATATTAACAGACTTATCTAATGGTCAGCCTGTAGAAAGTGTAATGGCTGGTGAGTATTCTTACGAACAAGCTAACAAAACTATTATATATGACTTGTGTGTTCCTGAGACAGGTGTAGAGCTTATACTAAGTGATACGTATGGTGACGGTATGGAAGGATCTTTATGGGGTGGTGTAGATGGTAACTTTATAATACTTGGTGATGCTGAACCTTGTGGTAGCTTAGATACTCTGTGGTCTTTAGAATCTGCAGGTTTTGGTTCAGCTGCGTACTCAGGACCTATGTGGTTAGAGCAATGTGATGTACCTATGGTAGAAGGTTGTACTAATAATTCTTATATAGACTTTAATCCTCAAGCTAATCAAGACGATGGTTCTTGCGAGACACTACATTCTCCAGGTTGCATAAACCCTGTAGCTTTTAATTATGATTCTACTGCCACTGTAAACGCTATATACCCTGAATGTAATTATACCTTAATAATTGAGGACGATGGAGGTGACGGATGGGGTGATTGCTATATAGGTGTAGTTCAAGAAGATAGTATAATAGGCACTTATACTGTAGGGCCTGGATCTTACTCTAAAGAGTTTAATATACAATTAGAAACAGATAAACTTGTAAAAGTATATTACTTTGAAATAGCTAACCCACAAACTCCACCTGAAGAAGTTGCATTTCAAACAATGCACAATTCTTTTAGGTTGATAAATTCTAATGATATTGTAACAATACAAGGAGGAACTAATCCTTTTGCAGATAATGGGGCGGGAGTTTTGAAATCTTATTCCCCACCTTTCTGGCATGTATATAATGGTCTTCCTTATTGTGGAGATTATTGTGTTCCAAAAATTTACGGGTGTTTGGATGAACAATCATTAAACTACAATCTTGAAGCTAATACAGATGATGGTAGCTGTATAGAAATTGTAGAAGGTTGTACCTCACCCTTCGCATTTAACTACGACTCTCTTGCTAACGTAGATAACGAGAGTTGTGAAGCTGTTACTGTTGGTTGCATGAATAGTCAAGCGTGGAATTATAATCCAGACGCAAACACAGCAGACGAATCTTGTTTGTATTTTGGTTGTACAGATGAGGAGGCGTTAAACTACGATAGTACTGCTAACGTAAATAATGATAACTGTATATATCCTATTCCTGGGTGCACTGATCCTTTAGCGTTTAATTTTGAAGTAGATGCTAACGTTAATGACGGTAGTTGTGTTCCTGTTATAATAGGATGTATGGATCCTGTAATGTATAATTATGATGATGAAGCGAATACAGAAAGCAATAATTGTATCCCTTTTATATTTGGGTGTACTGATACTACTGCATTTAATTATGACCCTATTTCTAACTCTGATAACAACAGCTGCTTAGATTATATTTATGGATGTATAAATCCTCAGTCTTTAAACTACAATCCTAATGCGAATACAGATAATGGTTCTTGTATAAATATAATATATGGGTGTACAAACTCAGAGGCATATAATTACAACCCTTTAGCTAATACTGATAATCAAAGTTGTGAAGGCGTAATTTACGGTTGTACAAATCCTATAGCTTTAAATTATATTGTAAGTGCTAATACAGATGATGGTTCTTGCGTTACCCCTATATATGGTTGTACTGATAATACAATGTATAACTATAATCCCTTAGCTAATACAGATAACGGAACCTGTATAGGGTTTATTTATGGTTGCGATGACCCTGCCGCTTTAAACTATAATGCTGAGGCAAATACAGACGATAATACTTGTATACTTCCTATATATGGTTGTATGGATTCTACTGCTTTCAATTATGATGTTCTTGCTAACTCAGATAACGAATCATGCATTGAAGTAGTTTACGGTTGTACAGATCCTGCAGCTTTTAATTACAATGTAGAGGCTAACACAGAAGATTTTTCTTGTATTGACGTTGTTTTAGGTTGCACTAATCCTGAGTCATTTAACTATGATGTATTAGCAAATACTGATAACGATGCTTGTATAGATGTTGTAGAAGGTTGCATGGATCAATTAGCACATAATTATAACGAGTTTGCTAACACAGAAGATAACAGTTGCCTGTATGACGCAGGGTGTATTGGAGATCCAGGAGATCCGTTTTGGTTAAATGACACCTGTTATGCTTGGGTTATAATGGTAGATCCTTATTGTTGTAATAATGAGTGGGATGACAAATGTCAAGAACTTTATTGGAGTTGTAGTACAGATAGCGAATTAGATACAAGAGATTTACTTAGAGGCCATAATGTAGTTATATATCCAGTTCCAGCTAAAGGTTATGTAAATATATTAACTAATGGTAAGTTTAGTGCTGTTATATATGACTCTTTAGGTAAGATTATAATTAAAATAAAAAAAGATCAAACTCAAAAAGGTTTAAACCAATTAGACGTAAGTCTTTTAGATGCTGGAGTATATTATTTTAGTATAACATATAATGGCACAACAACTACTAAAAGCGTTTTAAAGAAATGAGAAAACTATTAATATTTTTATTGTTTATTCCTTTTTTAGGTCAGTCTCAAGGGTTAAGTAAAATACTTAAATATTCTACTTTTTACGCAGCAGTTAATGGTGGTACATCTTTAGGTGATGATCAAGTGTGGTCAGTTACATCTGGATCCTTGGAGGAGGATGTAATTGAAACGCCTTTTGACTATACTTTCTCTATTGGTATTAGAAAGATAAAAAGATTTGGATATGAGAATAGAGCGAATACATTCTACAACGGTACTGAGAACTCATACTCAGACGCAGCAACATTAGGTCGGTTAGATGGCTTTGAATATTTATTTGAGGCTGATCTCGTGAGACGGTTAGGCGTTAACTATGTAAACCAGAATCACTTTATAAGATATGTTGCAGATAGCTGGGTAGCTAAGGTAGCATACCTTGAGGATGGATTCGCTGATATTAAATATTTTGAAGCTTCAGAAAGATTTAGATTAAAGGTAAGGGATGGCAAGCTTTCGTTGAACGGGGGTTTAGTACAAAGGCTTGCCGAACCTTACGGATTTGATCCTTTAGCAGACTGGGTGCTAGATAATGGAACTTTACATTACACTTACCTAGCCCTGCAAGAAGGGTACTCTATTTCTTTAGGTGGAGAGTATTTTTCTCCTGATGGAAACCTCGTAGCAAACAGTCAAGCTGTATGGGAAGAGGTTGTTATACCACAAGTTATAAATAATTATGTAGAAAACCAAAGAAACTCATTATCTAATATAGTTGAGTATTCTTTTGTTGTAGGATTAGACTATTATCATTTTACAAAAGATTTTTGGTTTCATACTTGGGGAAACCTTATGCCGTATCACATAGATACTAAAAACACATACTCTTATCATAAGTTTAACGGAGGTCAATGGATGGACTATTCTATGGGTTTAATTTATGGTTATAGATTTAATAAAAGTTTTGGTATATTTGTGGAAGGCAAGTATAACAAGTACTGGAACAGAAAATGGCACAACTTCAGTGTTGGTCTTAATTACGTAATATTTTAAAAATGGCAAAAGAATTAAACGAAGACACTACTTTAAAATTAAGCATTAAAACATTAGCTGGAATAGCGGTTTTAATATTTACACTAGTTGGTATGTGGTTTACGCTACAGGCAGATATAAGTGAGGCTAAAGAATTACCAATGCCTCCAGATCCAGAGATTACTCGTATGGAGTATGATATGAAAGATCAACTCATCCGACAAACAATTATGACTACACAGGATGATGTTAAGGAAATTAAAACACAAATGCTGAGGATGGAGGATAAGATTGATCAACTAAAATAATCTTATGAGAAAACTATTATTTTTATTATTAATTCCACTTACGTCTATAGCTCAAGACTTTCCTGACGGAATGGTTACTGTTGAGTTCAACGCTAGTTTTAATAAATCTAACGAGGTAGCTTGGCTATCAAAATTATCAGATTGTGAAACTCAAAGGGTTGATATAACAGCAGACTCAAGGTGGTCTAAAGAGTATAAAATAGTAGTTGTTCCTACTATTGTTATATTTAATAACAACGAAGAAATAAAAAGATTTCAAGCAAACATTATGATGACTATGGAGGCTACTAAGAGTGAGGTTCAAAACTCTATAGATGAAATAGTAATGGAAGCATTTTAAATTTAAATTATGAGACTAAGTAAAAACTTTGTATTGTCAGAGACTACTCGAAGCAATACAGCCAGAAGATTAGGAATAGATAATACTCCTAAAAATGTGCATTTAAAAAATATGCAACATATTATTACAAATCTTGCACAGCCTCTTCGTGACGCATTAGGCCCAATACGAATTACTTCAGGGTATCGAAGCCCAGAATTAAATCGAGCTATCGGGGGAAGTAAAAAATCGCAACACTGTAAAGGCCAAGCTTTGGACCTTCAGTTCTGGAAAGGTGGTATAATGTGTAATAAAGAAATATACGATTGGATTTTAAAATCAGGTACAGAGTTTGACCAAATGATTAACGAGTTTGATTACGCATGGATACATGTTTCTTTAAAAAATAAAGGTAATCGCAAACAAGTGTTAGAAGCGTACAAGGATGATGAAGGAGATACGTCTTACAGAATTGCAGATACTAATCAAACAGCATTATAATGAGTAAACTATTAAGTTTTTTAGGTGGAGGTGTTGTTAAACAGGTTGGTGACGTATTAGATAATTTAACAACTTCTAAGGAAGAAAAGCTAGAAGCTCAAAGAAAGATTAAAGAAGTTCTTATGCAAGCAGAGGCTCAAGCACAAGAACAAGTTACTAGACGTTGGGAGGCTGACATGAAGTCTGATAACTGGTTATCTAAGAACATTAGACCTTTAATATGTATATTTTTAACTGCAATTTTTGTAGTTTTGTCAGTGTTTGATGGGAATATAGGAGGGTTTGAAATTCAAGAGAGTTATATTCCAATATATCAAACATTATTAATAACAGTATATGGAGCTTACTTTGCTGGAAGGTCTATAGAAAAAATAAAGAAAAAATAAAATGTCAAGTTTAAAAGGAAAGTCAATAGCAACAACATATAAAAGATTACTTCAGTCTTCAACTGAGATTTCTAATACTACTTTAAAAAATATAGAAAGTGGTTCTGGAAACCCTGTAGCGATGAAGTTGTCTACTGATAGAGCGGAGTTTCCTAAAGTTGGGATAGGTACTAATGGCTCGACACCAGATGGGTTACTACACGTTATATCTACATCTGCTGGAACAGTTACTGCAAACTCTTTAGCTGATGAGGGAGTTTTTGAATCTTCTGGTTCTTCTGGTTTATCTATATTATCAGGAGCTTCATTTTCAGGGAACTTGTATTTTGGTGACGTTAATGATAATGATGCAGGTAGAATATCTTATGATCATTCTAGTGATTCGTTTAGTTTTTCTACCAATGGTAATGTAGCAATGACTTTAGATAGAAGCTCTAACCTTGTTGTTAACGGTACGGTATCTCAATCAGATGATAGGTTTGAATTAATAGAAACATTTGAAAAAGTTCCATCTTTAGGTGGTCAGGATGCTGCTGTACTTCAAGCTTCAAGTGCAACAACAGCTGTTACTTTTAATGCTAAGTATGGAATTATAACCATGCAAGCTGTAGATCTAGCAGCTACAGATACTGTAGAGTTTACTTTTAACAATGATCATATATTTAGTGGATCTTCTCAAGTTCTAGTTAGCCTACATGATGGAGGAACTATAGCTGATAATGCTATGGTTAACGTATTAGCTCATGATGTTGCTAACGGGTCTTGTAAGATACGTCTTGGTACTAACGGCACTGATATTGCTTCTCAAGTTTTTAAAATATTCTTTATAATAGATCCATATATAACTCCTAATCAAAACTTTACTTTAGGTGGAACCGATAGTGGTGGTGTTCAGGTATCATCGCATACAGGTAGAGATGCAAGTTTTGCTGGTATAAAATTAGTTACTGGAACTACAGATAACGATTATACTGTTTTAACTCCTAGAGATGGTGAAGCTGAAATGCCAGGAAGTTTTGATTCATCTGCTTGGTCATCTGTAGGTTTTGGTACAGAAAATAAAACAGAGTTTTCTTGTGCTATTTCTACTAATGTTACTATAGCTGACACTTCTTTTTATGCAGGTTTAAAGTTAACAGAAGTTGGTCTTTACACCACAGATGCAAATCAAGCATACTTTTTATACGCTTCAGATGATGATCAAGGAACCTTAACAACAAATGGTAATCTTCATTTTGTTTATAGTGTTGGAGGTACAGATTACGTAACAGATTTAGGTATAGCAGTTGCTATTAATACTGTATATAGATTACGTATATCTATTGATGAGAATAGAAAAGTTAGTGTTTTTGTAAATAACATTCAATATGGATTAACATCCACTAATACTGGAACAACAGCAGGAGGTGTGACAGAATCTACTTCAACCACTAGGTCTTCTGCTTTAACAGATGATATAGATTTACTTTCTTTTATAGGAGTTCAGACTCATACAACAGCATCTAAAGGTATTCAGGTTGCTTACATTAAAATGTCAAGAGATCTATACGAATAGAATATATAACAGATTTAAATTAAAGAAAAATGGAAGCAATAAACCCTATTATAAGAAAAATAACAATAGGGGACTTA